AGATTTAACTTTAACTTGAGCTTGAATTTCTTCTAATTGAGTTTTGTTTACTGGTATTTTATAAAACACATTGACATACTTAACTTTAATCTTTTCAAATACCTCAAACAGCTCCATCAATTCATCAGACTCTCCAGTTTTAGGGTCAACTGATTCATTCTGAATATCTTTATAAGTAAAATCAACTTGACCTAAGCCTCTATTTTTATCAGAATAATTATAATCGGCTTGTTCGTCTGAAGATGCTCCATTAATTTTCCTCTTAAACTGAGGGTATAATTCATGTATATGAGCTTTTGGTAATACCTTGCGAACCATAACATATGCAGCATCTCTAAAAAGCATATCTCTAGACTTAGGGTCTGGATATACATCAAATGGTTCAGGTTGTTTAATAACCACTTCACCCATACCATTATCAGCATTTGGATCTACATCAACTTGTAAATATCCAATTGATTTAGTAATAGAATCATTAATTGCATTTGCATACAATGTTCCTCCGCCTGAATTATACCATATATAATCGGCCAGATCTGATACTACCGAAGCAACATCTGCGTCACTTCCCTCTACACCTACTGCTTGCCATCTAGGATTATTTGCAGTTGCATAAAAATTTAACATCTCTACTACAGGAGATATCCTGTTAATAGTAAATGTAGGCATGCCCTGCTCTTCTAATGCTACTCTCTCCTCATTTGAAAGTTGATTATCATTAGCGAAATCAAAAGCTCTCTGATTAATATACTCCCAGCGAACTCTAGTATCCGTATTGGTCTGATTGAACAACTTTCTTATTCTCTCTGCTTTCTTTTTAGCCATTATCCTCTCCAGTTTCCTTGTTTTTCTTTCCCCTGACCAGGCATATTCCCTTCAACTATTTGCTGCTTTTCAAGTTTTTCTGCCCCGTCATCATTATTTACTGTACCCCTATTCATTTGCTGTATAACATCATTCGAGCTAAATGAAAATTCATTCATAAGCATATCTTCTTCAGTCATCGGATTATTAGCAAGAGTATCTTGTAATATCGCAGCGGGCTGAGATACTTGCCCTTGACTATTAGTCTGCCTAGATTGTTTAATAAAATCATCTCTGAGCTCTTGCCACCCTAAAGGAGTTCCGTGATTTATAATAGCTAGCATCTTAAAGTAATCTACTACTCTAGGAAGTTCGAACGCGCTTAAATCATCCGGAAGTTCTTTCACAACAGGAGGTTTAGGAGCTGCTTTATAGGACTGTAGTTTCTTTTCAAATAATATATCTTCAGCTGCTTTATTGGCCATTATTGCTCCTCATAATACTGCTCTCTTTGTTCGTCAGTAGGTTTTTTAACATTATGATCTTGATTGTATCGATAAGCTACTATAAATTTTCTATTACCAGCATTCTCTCCTGCTTGACCATACACCAACTCACTCCATTCATAGTCTTCTTTTTTTATAGGATGTCCTTTGCCTTTATCATGTACAATATCTACTCCTGTAAATAAGCTAGAGAAAAATCCCGTATTATTAGCGCCACCACTAACTCCAGTAACAAACACTGCATGTTTACCGGAATGCCTGCCAGATCTAGATTGTACAACTAAAATATCACCTGCTTGTAATTCATTAGGATCTACAATAGTTTTATAATATGCATGACCAGGCCATACTTCAGGGTATTCTGGAGTGTCCCATGTTTTAACAGGAAGCCCTTCCATAGCGTCCATCATAACATCTACACTGCTAGTCTCTGGAACAGGAAGGCCTGAATCGTCCATAATATCCCTAACACAATCCCAGCATACATTGTCATATCTAGGATTTCCATGCTCACCATACCCTACCATATCTAGGTCTTGACTGGCTCTAAAATTAGCTCTATTGACAGCTGTAGATACTTGGCCTTTTTCTCCAAAGATATCATTTTCAGCAAGGTTTTCTTCAAAGAAAACGTTATCGTCTTTCATTAATCTAGCCATCTAATCCTCTGATAATATTACTTAAAGCCTTCGCGCGATTCGGTGTTTGACGATGCCATTTTGAGTCGAGCATCTCATCGGCCGCACGAGACCAATTATTATTTTCCATATATTTTAAGGCTTTCTTAAATTTAGAAACACCTGAAACACCCATTTGATAAGACATTTCTACTAGAACTTCCCTGACTTCATCAGGAGCCATTTCTAGCCATGGAAATTTTTCATCGATTCTTTGACATAACTTATCCAATTTATCCATTAAAATTTGATCAGCTATATCTCGCTCCATTACTAAGTCTTTAATAGCAAATCCATAACCTATAGTATCGTAACCTTCAGTGCATTTATACACTCTAGATTCAAATCCCTCATGTTCTGCTATACGCTTAAACAATCTTTCATTAGACATTAGTACATTTTTCCTTTTTTACGAGGCTTTCTTGGATCTAAAGAACCATCAATAGGTGCTTTCTTTTTCTTAACAGGAGAAGGTTTAGCTGCTTTAGCTGAACTTTGACCTGGCTTTTGATCGAACCAATCTTCACAAGGCTTAGTACTTTCTCCCTTGTCTTTTGCATCGGCTACACAAGCCTTGAAACTCTTATATGATAATTTACCACCTTGAGGCATAATTATACTCCTTTTTTTTTAGTTAGTTGCGCTATGATCTATTTCGCACTCGTTAGTATTTTGATTCCACTTTTGACCTCTAGGGCATTTTATAGTACTTAATTTAGTTGAAGCTTTTCCTTTTGTTGCACCTCTATTTTCTACCTTACCGCCACTTGCGCGTCCATATCCAGGCATTTTATTCTCCTTTTTTCTTTTTAACGCATTTTCCATTAATCTCTTCATAGCCTTTACCGCATTTTGAAGAGCCTGCTTTTCTCCTAAGGTCTCCAGTATCTAATTTACTATTGTCCTTAACCCCTAAATCTTTTGTTGTAAATACATCTGCCATTAGTTACTCTTGAATATCTTTCTAACAAAATAAATTATTACAATAACAAATGCTACTGAAGCAACATCTAGTAAATGATTACCTGAATCACTTTCAATATTAAGTACTCCTGGAATCTCAACCTGCATCTTTTTAGGTTGTTTAACCAGCATGGTAGTGTCTATGCGACCACCCAGCTCTTCGCCCTTGGGGTATGCTTTGACCATTCTCCGTCCTTTTTATTTTGTTTTAAACTATTAGGTGGATGAGCATATTTACAAGCATATGCTAATGCATCTATAGTATCATCATGTCCCATTCTAGGACCAAAAGTTATAATCTCATGTTGCAAGTCATACATATCTTTCTTTAAATGCATTGACCCTATTGCAAATCTTTGAGCTAGGATTTCTTGAATCCTGTCTCTTTTTGACATTCTTGTTCCAGGCTTTTCAGCAACATACTTAACCGTGAAATCGTTCCGTCTACGCATCTCAGCATTAAGTGATTGGAAGATTGGCTTGGACATAGTAGTGTCCTCAACAACAAAAAGACTTGGGTGATATATTTGATTAAGGCTAAACATAAAATCAACAATCCCCTTCTTAGCTTCCCCTGGAATACCCAGTACAGGAAGTGACCTATTCCTTGTATAATGTAATATATATACATTGTTGTCAGGGTCAACACCAACGATAAGGAGTACACTAAAGTCACTATCCCTACGAACACTGTCAGTAGCGGGATCAACACCAGCGAAGACGTTAACAGGGATAAACCCCTTTTCCTTATCATCGATATAAGAGATACCACTTTCTTCATCATATTTATATTCTCCCTCCCAATACTTAATATGCTTTCTTGTAAAGATTGCATCCTCAGCACTCTGAACTTCCATCATGTATTCTTGATAGAACTTTTGAGGTTGCCCAGAATCTGTATAAAATTTCTTTTTTCTCTCCATCTCTTTATGGCCAAACCATCCAGCCCATAAAGGAGTGCCATTATCTTGAATAGCTTTATATGTTATTACTCTCCAACTGAAGTCTTCTTTGCCTTCTGCTCTGTATTTGTCATAGTTAACAAGTATGTTGTTAATAAACGAATCATAGTGAACGGGAGTACCATTAATACGTAACCTACCCGTACCAGGCTCAAGAGCGGGGAATACAACAGCCGTAACAAGGTTAGAGATTTTAGCCCTAGACTCAGGTGTAATGGTATTATTTTCATCTTCAAAATCATCCAACACGATAAGGTCGTATCTTTTATGAAGCTTAGCTCCCCCTCTAATACCTGACAAATTCGACTTGCTGATGAGTTTACAACCGTTCTTAAGTTCGATATCATCTTCTGTCCACTTCCTTCCCTTTAAATCCCCGAAATAGTATCTCACCCTATCATTATATTCCAAATGATATTTAATATAATCTAGATTAGGCACTGATATTTTAGAACTCGCTGCCACCCAACCATAAAACAAAGGTTCTGTACTAAAGCAAAAATCATGCATTATATTGCATTTAGTTAACACAGTTTTACCATGCCCCCGCGGCAGTATCACTGCTAGTTGTTTTACATCCATATCTGAAACAGCATCTGCTACTTCATAATGAAAGAAAGGAGTTTCACTCCTCATAAAATCATCTGGCAAAAACAATTTTCCAAAAGCTATTAAATCATTTTTCGCTAACTCTAACTCAGCTTCAACCTTAGAAACGTTTTGAGTATTAATATTGGCCATTAAAAAGTACTGTCAAAATCCACTATTGGATCGACAACTCTAGATAAATTAGCCTGAGTTTCTTCTGGTAATAAATTAATAAAACCTTTTAATGCAGCATAAGTCTTAGGACCCATAATACCATCAACTTTAATCTGATCATTAATGACTTGGGGAAATGTTGCTTGCATTAAATTCAATCCAGCCTGTATCTCCTTAACTTCTGACTCACTTAAATTAGAATTATTAACAGTACCAGTAAGCTCTTCCCCGAGAGCCTCATCCATAAAAGCATCTTCTGGGTTTACCATATTCCTATTGGACATTTTGCACCTTTCACTCTTACTTTGCCTTTCATATAACAGCCGCATTTAGTACATTGACTTTTAGCTGTTAAAAAAACACAATCTTTACAATGATCCCATCTACTGTTAGCTAAATCATCGTCAGCTGGACCATTTTTACTTACATCTACAACTGATTTTAAAAGCCCCAACCAATCATAGTTCTCAATGTCGCTTGCCATTTCTCTCCCTTATTATATTGCCCACGTCTCTTTGAGCCTCAGGGTACAAAGGATCATTACCCTTATTTTGAACATTCTTAATTTGCTTAAACGGGCTAAATAGTTTTTTGCGAGATCTTTTATTTCTCATTACGCTTTTTTACCCGGACCTGATTCACACTGTCCTGAATTAGGGTTCCATACCCCTCCTTGCGGACATAAGTTGTCCCATAAACCTTGATTGCTTGTAGCTGGACCAGGCTTTGGTCTTCTTTGGTCGTCAATAACTGGAGGGAATGGACTAGGCATTCTTCCAGTATTTCCTCCTGGTCTAGGGTTCATATTATTAGGTCTATTAACAGCACTTACATTATAATGATCAGTATTCCAATTCCATTGTCCTGGATCAGTATCTTGCCCAGAACCTAAACCTCCGATAGAATTGCTCCAATTTTGCCATGGAGATCCTGAACCTTGGCCTGCAAAATCATCTTGCATTCCTACTCCGCCAGTCTGATTATACTGGTCACCCCACATACCTTGACCTTCCCATTCATTACCCCATGTACCTCCTTGACTCCAAGGATTCACCGTTCCGCCTCCGCCAGGATTTTGTGGATTAGCAGGATTTAAAGGAGCTCCATAATTAGTATCCCAACTCAATTGTCCTGGGTCCGTATCCATTCCGCCTCCCCAGCCAGAACCTCCATAACCACCCCATTCAGAACCTGGAGTTGTTTGCCATGGATTCTGTCCACCTGTATTAGGATTAGTATTATAGGATGCTCCAGGATTTACCTGTGGCCTAGTATTTCTATTTGGCCAAGGAACTGGATTTGGATCTGGTTGTATAGGATTTACAGTCCCTCCACCTGAAGGTGCGCCTCCAGAATTGCCTTGTGGAGTTGGATTATCCCACATATTATTAGGATCCTGAGGACTCATATAATCACCCTGATTAGGAGGATTTTGTGTCATCCTCGAATTAAATTGTGGTCTAGGATTAAATATATCTCCTTTATCTCCGCCTGCTTTTTTAACAGCGCCAAAAGGATCAAATCTTCCTACGTTTCTTCTTGCCATGTTAACCTCTTTCTTTTAGCACCATGGTAAATCGCTTCCGAACCATTGACATGCTGTTTGATTTGCTGCATCAAAATCACCACCATACTGTTGAGCGGCTATTGATTCTAATACTCCGTATAATCCTCCCCAATTCATTCCTCCGCCACCAGATGTTCCGCCAACATCATTAGAAAATAGTGACTCCCAATTAATAGTACCTCCCTGATTGCCAGTCAAAGCTGCCATTGCTGCGGCTATACTATTAGCATCTGCTCCTTGTGAACTCATTACCCCACTCAACATCTCTTCCATCTCTATTGGATTTGAGTTAAACTGAGTTTGTACAAAATCTCCAAACCATCCTAAGTTCTCATTAGCAGCCTCAAAATTTGTAAAGTAATTTGTAAAGCTTTCATCAGTAATACCCCACCCTTCAGCATCGTCCATTGCATATTCATTGCAATAGTTATTATACCAAAAGCCGCCCATGTTACCACAGGTAACTACAGGGTTCTGTGAATATACCATATCTCCAGGACCAGGAGTATTCCAAGCTTGATTGAACATAGGATTATCAGGATCAATACCAATACTTAACCAAAAATCGTCGTCAAATCCCCACATACTTCCCCATTGTCCATATTGACCTGATTCAGTATCCATGCCTCCACCTATAAGGCTATTAGGGTTATCATCCTGCCCAGACCAATAATTTTGAGACTGTCCAGTGCCAACATAATTGCCTAGCTCTTGCTCATAGCCATACGAGCCTGTAGGGTTTCCTGTCGCATCAGCCATACTACTATCTCCATAACCCATTCCACCAGTGCCGTATCCACCTCCGAATTGACTTTCATCTGAGTACATAGGACCTCCTCCACCAGACCATTCACCACTAGGACTATAATCTTGATACTGT